ATTCCGCCGCAATGAAGATAATCCTTTTACAGCAGGATATCAAGACACAGCACAGTTACAAGGTGATGTACGCAGCTTTGGCATGTGGACACAACCGCCAGCTGTTGGTACCCGTGTCTTAGTCGTGTTTGCTGATGGTGATACCAATAAAGGATTTTGGATAGCAGTAGCACCAGAAGTAGCCCACGGCATGATACCGGCGATAGGCAAGGGAGCTAGTGGACAACCCGAAGCTGAATTTGATCCGGCTAGCATCGAAGTGCAGACCGCAACTGATATCCGTACAGTGCGTCGTCCCCCTTTAGCAGATGTAGCAGCAACCTATACAACACAGGGATTAACAAATGATCCGCAGAGAGGATACGTCAGTTCCAGCAGCTTCCGCGAAAGCCCTAGCAAGGTCATGGGGTTCAGCACGCCATCTGGTCATAGCTTTGTCATGGATGACGGCAGTGAAGCAGGTGATAGCAAGCTAGTGCGTATAAGGACGGCTGGCGGAAATCAGATAACTCTCAATGATGATACAGGCATGATGTATTTTATCAATGCCAAAGGCACCGCGTGGATGGAACTCGGGGCGAGCGGCCAAGTTGATGTTTACGGTGAAGCTGGAATAAGTTTCGCTACAAAAGGTGACATCAATATGCACGCTGGTGGCAAGATTAACATGCATGCTAACGATTGCGTTAAGATCGTAGCTGACAACGGTACAAAGATACAAGGAACTAGAGAATTACAGCTTCATAGCAGCAAGACCTTTGTTGAAGGTGTTGACAGCATTGAAATGCATAGCTGCGGTGAGATTAAGATTACCAGCTTCAAAGATGTGTTCATCAAGAGTTTTAATTTTCTAGTGGCCCAAGCAAAATGTTTCCGCTGGAATTCAGGCACTGCTAAGGAAGCTGAACAAGTCCCACCGGAAAAAACAGCAACTGTCAGCGGATACGACACCACGGTTACTCGGGCACCTAGCCATGAACCTTATGATCAGCATGATCAAGGCGGTGCTGCACCAGGTAGTGCAGCAGCAGCGGCTATTGCAGCAGGAGCTACCCCGCAGCAAGCAGCGGCAATCCAAGCGGCAGCAGGCACCGGAGGCGCAGGCACACAACAAGCAGGCGCAGGCAATATTCCAGAAGGTGTATCATTTGTTGATCCAACGCAGCCTGCTGCGCCAACGATAAATGTCGCTACCAGAGAAGAAGCCATGGCACTAGCTAAGACCGCGCCAGTAGGCACAGTAATTAACTATGGTCAACAAGTAGTGTCAGCGAACAACCCTAACACAGCACTGACTTCTGGACCAAACAATGGTATTGCTGGTGCAGTTGTAGGAGGTTTAGTAGGCAGTAGGTTTGGACAGGGATCAGGAAACATCGCATCAACTCTAGCAGGCGCAGTCGTTGGAAGGCTAATAGCAGGTGGTGGCACATTCACTGAAGTAGATGCGGCGGGCATCGGTGGTATACTAGGCGGTCTCGCTGGCAGCAAGCTCGGCAATAAAAATCCGTTGTTGACGATAGCAGGAACTATAGTTGGTCAGTCGTTGGCTAAATCACTGTTTACAGGAGGCAACACTCAGACTACGATAGCACAGAGTGCTGCCAGATATGTTCCACTTCCAACTCCAAGAAGTGCTACTGTGCCTGCAACTAGTGTAGCCAGCGCTTCGAGTAGGCCATCTACATCAATGGGCACCGCGTCAGGTAATATGACTTCAGGTGGACCCAAGACAAGTGAACCAGTTGTAGGTAATCAATATGGCGGATCGAATGCCAGCGCAAACTTTGGTAACAATCTGGCTAACACGCCTAACAATGTATCAGCTAGTGCAAACTTTGGTAACAACCAGGCTAATCTGCCTGACAATGCACCAGCTAGTGCAAATTTTAGTAACAACCTGGCTAACACAGATGGAACAAAAGCAAACCCAGCTATTGCATCACAGCAATTGGCAGGCGCTGAACCAGCTACTAGCATACCCGCAGCACCAGGCGGTGGTAACACAGGTTGTTTTGCCACAGGTGATAATTGTGGACGACCAAGTGGCCAAGGCGCAGCAGGAAAAGGATCTGGCGAAAGCGGCACGCAAGGTCCGTATGCTCCAGGTGGCAAGGCAGATCCTGTCAAAGAACAAGATATGTATGATTATCTCACCAAGGAAAAAGGTCTCAACCACGAACAAGCTACTGGCATAATAGCTAACATACAAGGTGAGAGTGCTTACAAATCAGATGCGGTTGGTGATAACGGTAACAGTATTGGCTTGTTCCAATATAACAAACCAGCAGGACGAGCAGGCCCGTTTGAAGCTGCTGTTCCAGATTGGAGAACAAACTGGAAAGGTCAGATTGACTATGCACTCACGCAAGATCCAGTTGGTAAGAGGTATGCTAGCACAAAATTTACTAGTTCAGGGCAAGCATCTGATTTCTGGGTACAGAAATTTGAGATACCAGCGGATATCCCCGGCCAACAACGGGTACGAGGTAGTTACGCTGCTAGGTTAGACAGCACGCTCAAAAGGAGTTAAATATTGTCATGGCATTATATAAAGGTTATAGCACAGTTGGTAACACAGGAACTAAAGTACAGCTAGTAGATGCTGACTTGGTTAAGCAAGACCTCATCAATCATTTTAACATCCGCAGGGGTGAGAAGCTGATGAATCCTGATTTTGGTACGATAGTGTGGGACAGTCTCTTTGAACCATTTACTGAACAACTCAAAGATCAGATAATAGACGATGTGACCAGGATAGCAAGCTATGATCCGCGACTCAAGATTGATTCAGTCTTGGTAGATCAATTTGATAACGGATTGATATTAGAGTTGCGATTGCTTTATTCTAACACTAATGAGACAGAAAATCTAAGACTGACGTTTGACCGTAGTGCTGCTTCTGTTCGTTAAACACCAATATTTTTATCGAATAAATATCTAGAGAGGCAGCATCAATGGCAGTTACTACTAGACAAAGCAATTTATTTGCAGCAGAGGATTGGAAAAAGTTATACACAACTTTTCGCTCTGCTGATTTTCAGAGCTATGATTTTGAAACCCTGCGTAAGAGCATGGTTGATTATCTTAGGACTTATTATCCTGAGGATTTCAATGACTACATCGAAAGCAGCGAGTTTGTTGCGCTATTAGATCTCATGGCTTTCATGGGACAGAGCTTAGCTTTCCGAACAGATCTCAATGCCCGTGAAAACTTCCTCGAAACTGCTGAACGCCGCGACTCAGTTTATAGGCTAGCTGCCTTGCTAGGTTACAGTCCTAATCGCACACAGAGCGCTAGCGGACTATTGAAGATAGTCAGCATATCAACCACAGAGAATATCCGTGACAGCTCAGGAAGAAATTTAGCCAACGTTCCGGTTTCGTGGGATGATCCCACTAACCTCGATTGGTTTGAGCAGTTCTCAGCAGTGCTCAATGCAGCTATGCAACCTAGCCAAAAAGTTGGCAAACCAAGCAGTTCGTTATCGATAGGTAATCTAGTCTATGATCTGTATCAGCTTCAACTCAGATCAAACATAGTCCCTGTGTTTCCTTTCTCAGCTACAGTCAATGGCACCAGCTATCCTTTTGAAGTGTATGATGCTAGCCTGGACAGCGTCGAAGGAATCAAAGAAAGCAGCCCTAAGCCCACTGATAGATTAGGTTTTGTTTATCGTAACGATGGTCGCGGCAACGGATCAGTTAATACTGGTTTCTTCCTAGCTTTTAAGCAAGGTTCGTTAACTAATCTCGATTTTACCATAACAGAAACACTGTCTAACAGGTTAGTAGGACTCAACATCAACAATATTAACAATTCTGATGTTTGGTTGTTTGAAACCAATGATGCTGGTTCTTATACTGAAGAATGGCAAAAAGTCGATAATCTTCGCAACAGCAACGTCATCTACAACAATATCGCAACGTCAAACAGAAAACTGTATTCAGTAAACTCGAGAGCAAGCGATCAGGTCGATCTGGTGTTTGGTGACGGTGTGTTCTCTGCTATACCTACTGGCACTTACAGAGCTGTGATCCGAACAAGCAACGGAGCGACTTATAGCATCTCTCCGCAAGAGATGAGATCAATACCATTGACCATTGCTTACGTGAGCAGATCTGGCAAGATCGAAACATTGACTGTTCGTTCTAGTCTACAATACACGGTCAGCAATGCTTCAACAAGGGAGAGCTTAGCTGATATCAAAGCTAAAGCACCGCAGTTTAACTACACGCAAGATCGCATGGTCAACGGCGAAGATTACAATACATTACCTTTTACTAAGTTCACTGATATCGCTAAAGTCAAAAGCGTGAATCGTACTGCTAGCGGATTGTCTAGATATCTCGACATCACTGATCCTACAGCCAAATACAGCAGCACCAATTTCTTTGGTGATGATGGATTTATCTACAAGGAATCAACAACTGACATAACTTCTTTTTCCTGGACTACAATTAGCGATATACAACGTTTCATACGCGGTGATCTAGCAGATATCATTAAGAGCAAAGAAAGTCTTCATCTTTACTATGATAGCTTTGCGGCTAATACGATCTCATCTATAGTTTGGTATAGGGGAACAGCTGAAACAGATGCTAGCACTGGATATTTTGCTACCACAGCCGTAGTCGACGGCGAAACAGTCTATTCACCTGCACCTATAGGTGCAACACAAGCTAGCAATCGAAAATACATGCTTCCTAATGCATTGATAAAATTCGTTGCCCCGACAGGACAATACTTTGATATCGATCGCAGCCTAAAGACCGGCACACCCACTATCGCTGGACAAACCACTAGCATATGGGCAACCATTGTCTCGTTGATCGATGACGGTACAAATGGCGGAAGAGGTCTACTCACGACTGGTTCTGGTCCCATCGTTCTCAATGAGAATATTCCCACTGATGCACTAGCCTCTGAGGTATATGCACCTTACTCAGCTGCATTGGGATCTACTGTTGAACAAAGCATATTATTACAGATACAGAATAACAGTGATTTTGGACTGAGATATGATATAGACACCCAGACATGGGCGATCATAACAGCAGCTAATCTGGCTACTGATCTCACTGGGTTGATCGACACCAGTGATGTAGGCAACAGTTGGTTCATAGCTATGATCAACAATAGTAACACCTATGATGTGCATGCTCGTCGATTAAATTATTACTTTGGCAGCAGGATTGGCACTAGATTTTATATCGACGATACTTTGAGGATATTTGATTCTAGGACGGGAAAAATAGTTAAAGATAGTGCTAAGATCCTATCTTCAAACACATTGCCAGATTCCACAGATAGATTGGGCAGAGATTACACGATGGAAATCTACGCACCAGTAAAATATGCTGACGGGTTCAAAGATGACACGGTTGTAAAAGTGACATTTCCTGACAGCGACTCAGATGGAGTACCGGACGACCCAGAGATATTTGATATCGTCGTGGCAGAAGATACCAATTCAATCAATAAGAAAGTGTATTTCAAAAAGTTTCTC